AATAGACCACCAGTATCCATCACAACAATATGAACTTCATCGTTTGCTGCGCCGGCAGCTGCAGCTTGTGTAGAAGTACCAGGAGCGCCATTTACATATCCAGAGATTGTTACGCCACCAATATTCCAAGAAGCGGAATAAGAAGCGGTATCAACCAAAGAAATGGTTAGTGAGTTACCTAAAGCACCTGGATAACGAGCCATGAAAGCACCATAGGCGTTATTATTATTACTTGTTAAGTAAGTAGCTTGAAATACATCTTCATTAGCAACTTGAATGTTGTTGCCTGTTGTGTTTGCGTCAGCATTGTATGAAGCATTGTTGGCTGAACGAACAACTTGAAGATTGTTACCATAAGCTAAGAAAGAAGCTGCGGTAAAAAATGAAACATAAGTGTTAGAATCTGGATTACCAAATATTTTTGCTAAGGTAATTTCGGAATCAACTAAAATTCGTTTATTTACTGGACCCCATTGAAAATTTCCAGCAAAGGCACCGGCAGTAGTTAGTACCGAAGGAACGACTGTTGTTAAGTCGACTTCGGAAACGTTTACGCCTGGAGAGATTTGAAACGCCATTTTTTATCTCCTTGATATTATGATTATTTTGGCAGTTATGATACCATACGGATATTTATGAAAGGCCATATTTAGAGATTAACGGTGTAATTCTCTGATATAACCTGCATAAGTTTCACCGGAATCTGCTTTTTCCCACACATCTCCACCTTCCACCATAAAACTATGCTCTAATCCATCTTCAATAATGGGTGCCGGTAAGGTTTCTTCATCATATTGATTCATTGTTTCCAGTTGAAGTTGCTTACGGACATCATGAGCCACAATTTCTCTAAAGTATTTCTGAGTGGTTGCCCAAGAGAACATGACCAAACCCATCACCATATCGTCATTGGCATCTTCTTCAGCGGCAAAAGAACTCTTATTTGCCACAAAAGTAGTCAATTCTGAAATAGTATCAAAATCATTAATGACTAACTTATTACCTTCAATTAATGTTTTCAGATTAGAACAACCAATTCTCTTAACCTGAGTAGACATTTTAAGACCCATTTGAACACCTCTAGCAAAACCAGCTGAAAGTTGTTGTGGTTTTTTATTACCTGTGAATATTTTCCATAAATTTTCGTATTCAAGGTCTTGGTGTAGAATATCGGCAACCTGTGGAGTATTGTTGACTTCTACTAAAACATACGCATCATTATACAATCTAGCTGCATCGTGAATATAAGTTGGAAACAATAGCGGTGAAACTGAAGAACTCTTATAAGTTGCCACCTGTTCATATGGCATTGTAGTTAAATCAATCACCGAGAATGTAGAAGAATCTAATCCTTTGCCTTCTGACACATCCACGAACATACCATACAGGTGAGGTTTATCACCTTTGATTGGTTGTTTATAAATCTTCAACATCTCATGCTCAGCGATAGGTTGCTGATATGCCATCTGTTGAAGTTTTGTTCCAGAAATAAGGGTATTGGTAGAACCTAAGAATTCCGTTTCAAACTCTTGTCTGAATTGATGTTCAGAAGTGTTCTTAATCGTTTCTTCTTTCCAATCTTCATCACGACCAGGAACTTGTGACCAATGAATTTCAAACGGAACATAGTTGTTTCGCTTGTTGACCGCATCATTCCAATATTTGTAGAACAGATTCATACCGTTTGGGGTAGACACCATCAGAATCTTGGTTTTAGTACCAGCAGTAATCACAGGATAAACTGAGGTAATAAACTCTGAGGCAATATTAGATGGTACGAAAGCAAATTCGTCTAAGAATACAATGTTAAAAGATCCTGAACGGGACGCTGCGGAGGAAGTCGAGTCCGCAATAATAACTGATCCGTTCTCTAGTTCTATACGAGATTTGTTCCACTCAACCACGCCTTGCTGGATCCATTGTGGAAGGTTCTCATAGGCCAATTGTAATTTACCAAGAATACCAATGGCAGTTTTAGAACGGTTTGCAAGAACCGCAATCGTTTGTGAATCTTTAAAAAGAATAGTCCAAAGAAGATATGCAACCGCAGTAGTAGTTTTACCGACCTGACGAGGACATTTAACAATAACAAAACGATTTTCATGGAATTTACTTATCATGTCCTTCTGAAAGTCATACATTTCAAATGGAACTAGACCTTCATCTAGTGTAATAATTTTAATGTATTTGGTAAAGTAAATAGGATCCTGAGCACATTTGACATACTCATCAAACTGCTCTTGAGTATAACTTTGTTTTACTCCTACTCTTTTGAGTAATAAATTATCACGATAGGTTTGTTTATTTGCCATTATCTTTGAGTAACTTACCTAGGTCAGCAGTAGAACCAACAAAAATTGCTTTGTCAATTGTGGTGTTATTGACTTCTTTCTTTTTGTCCATCTCACGCATTTGTTTTTGGATGTTTAGAAGTTCCTTGTTTGCATCCACCATATTTTTAAGTAGTGTTCCGTAGACTTCAAATGCTCTTGGGTGTTGTCCTGCTTTGGCGATGTTGAGAATCTCCTCCATGGCTTCGTGGCCTTGGTCAATAATACCTTGAAGGTTCTCTTTAGATTGTTGATATGCGTCCGTTAAGTCTGATTCAATATCAGGTTTATTATAACTGGCAGATACCGTAGGAAGTCTTTCTTTCTTTTCTTCTGGTATCGGTGTCACATCAAGTAATTCGGATAAATTTTTATTCAATTCATTCATATTAATATAAGTTGGTAAATCTAGATGAATAGTATGTGCGTATCTGATATATCTCAGTATCACTTAATACTCTATTATATATCAAAGCAACACCCACACTACCGTTCATGTTATTGGCGTTGCCTTGGAAACCACCAATTTCTACGCCTGCTGGAGTAGGACTAAATGTGCTTGTGCTAGAATTGGTAACTGGTGTTTGAGTTCCAATATACAATTTCCATCCGGTTGATGTATTGAAACTTACTGCACCAAATACCCATTGATTGAGTGGAGTAGTAACTGCCGCTTGTATGGTACTCCAAGCACCATTGTGACCTGATTGTAACGTTTGTGTGCCGGCACCCCAAAACGCATGGTCATTTCCTGTATTTCCGCCAGAGATAATATTGGCATATGAACCAGCAACTTTAAATATTGCTACTTTAGTGTATGCTGTTGCTGGTAATATATTACCGCCTGTTGCAATGTTTCCAAAATAAAAATAACTTTGATTACCTGCACTTGTAAATGTTGAATCACCAGATGAAAATGAAAAATTATTTCCTGCGCCACTTAAATCTGTCCATGATGTGCCAGAACCGGGATAACTTGATGTATTTCCAGCATCAAGATTTAAAATTAATCCATTAGTAACAATACCAGAAGTTACATCTGGAGTGATGTTTATTCCACTACCAATCTTAATGCCTTGGCCAATTAACATAATTTAAACTTTTGGATAAGTGTTTGATATCAGCGGTGTTTCAGCTACATTGACTGTGTATGTATAATTACTATTAGCGTTAGCGCTAGTTGGATTAGGCGTGATAACAATTTGTGAGTAATTTAATGGAGCTATTTGGAAAGAAGTAAAAGCATAATTGGCATTTGTTGTTTGGCCAATAATAGGTTGAGATGATACAAAATTACCATTAATATTTGTTAAAGTTAATTTATTATTAATGAAAGCAACTACTTTACCTGTAGCAACTGCGGTATTCATTGAATAGCCTTGATATACAAATTCACCTACTTGATATTGTCCAACACCGGTGTTTGCTGTATTTAAAACAACATTATCATTAACAGTAATATCATTAAGAATATTAGTAATGGATGTTTTAATTAATCCAACAGGACCACTTGAAGCACCAAAGATAAATCCTTTGACCGTAAAGTTTAATGTCCAAATAATTAATCGTGGGTCTGAATCTCTAACGCCTTCATATTCTACATCATAACTTGTGCTATTTAATACCACAGGCACTTCTTTGATAATACCCATCTCAGGTATTAAGTTTAATTTAATAGTATAGTCTGGTGTAAAGTATGGAAGAATATGTTCAATAATTTGTGTACCATCTTCCACATTACGCACATAGACATAAAGAGAAAAATCAAAATTATAAGGAACAGGATTGTATTGAGATTTTACGGTACCAGAAGCATTACTAAAGTTTTTAATATTGGTATTTTGTTTACGAGAAGCATCGTATGATAAACCAGACATTTCAAATGACATACGAGGTAAAGTCATCTGAACTTTTTTATCTAAGTTAGGATCACCTTCTAAACGTTGAACATACTTTTCTTTAGTTGCATAAGCAATAGGAACAATAAATCGTTCCGCTTCTGTTTGGTCTGGATTGTAACGCACCAAAGTAATATCGTCAAATAGGTTACCAAAACCTACAACGAGTTTACGAATGATACGAGGATAATATGTGTTAGCCATTATATCTTCTTTTTACAATTATTAAAATGATATCTGGTCATATTACTGCCTTTTCCTGTGACTCCACAATGTATACAAGTTTTTTGAGGCATATTTTTTTTACTTAAACTTAATTTATTTTTAATTTCTTTTGCTTTTTCTTCACCATGTAAATCAATATAATTTTTTCCTATTAAAGAATTGCTTATATTTTGTTTTACTTGTTTACTTCTTTTTTTACCTTTATTTGAATTACTAATTTTTAATAAAGTTTCTTTTGTGTGTTTATGACCTAGAGCTCTGGTATTAC